CCTGGTGCCCCAGGCCACCCTGATGTTATCAATAGCCAATACGTTGTTGCCTCTATGGACCCAGCAATGTCAGGTGATACATTCTCAGTTGTTATCTCAGGCGATAAGACCACGAGCAAGCGTTACTTGCTTGAGGCCAGCCGTATGCCAGCCCCTACACCACAGATGATCCGCGACTTGATCTTCCACTGGACAGACAAGTACCACGTCAATGTCTGGGTAATTGAGAAGAACGCATTTCAGTTGTTCCTGACTCAAGATGAGCAGATCAACAAGTTCTTAGCCTCACGAGGTATCCGCCTTGTTCAGCACTATACAGGTGCAAACAAAATGGATGCTGAGTTTGGCGTAGCCTCTATGGCACCACTTTTCGGCTCGTGCGACAACCAAGGCAAATTCTTAAAGAACAACTTACTGGAACTGCCACGGGCCGATAACGAACACATCAAGTCATTGATTGAGCAATTGATTACTTGGTCAGCAGGAACAAAGAATAAGCAAGACGGTCCTATGGCGCTTTGGTTTGCAGAGACGCAAATGCGGGACTACATCAACCAGATGGGTTCATACGGGCAGACATTTGTACAGAACAAGTTTGCCACACGCAGCCAAATAGCAAACCGTAAGGTCGTTAACTTGGAAGAATACGCAAGACTACAAGAAAAACTAGCAGCGAATGGGGGTACCTTCTATGGCCATGGATATTGACCAGTTAGGCATTAAGGTACGTAAGCTCCGCGATCATTTCCACACACGTGACTCACGTTGGTCTGATCTTCTTTCAATTCGTCAAGGTAACATTCAACAGGTATTTCCTGGAATGTTCCCAGATGAATTTCCTAAGCCAATGGTTTCCAACTTCATTGACATTGCTGCCCGCGACGTAGCAGAAGTTATCGCTCCGCTCCCAGCATTTAACTGCGACACAACAGATGCGATCTCTGATCGCGCTCGTCGCCGTGCCGATAAGCGCACCATGATCGCAGCAGGTTACCGCGACACTTGTAACCTTCAGACTCAGATGTACACAGGTGCAGATCGCTACCTTACTTACGGTATGGTCGCGTTTATCATTGAGCCTGATTGGGAGAACAATCGCCCAATGATCCGTATGGACAACCCAATTGGTTCATACCCTGAGTATGACCGTTTTGGTAAGTTGCTCTCATACACTCGTCGCTATAACAAGACTGTTCGTGAACTCATCAATGACTTCCCTGAACTAGAAGGCCAACTTCGTGGGCCTTATGAGCAACGCAACTCTGAGCGTATGCTTGAAGTATTCCGCTATCAGGACAAAGATGAACTCATCCTCTTTATCCCTGAGCGCAAGAATCTTGTATTAGAACGTGCTAAGAATCTCATTGGCGAACTACCAGTCATTATTGCAACACGCCCTGGTATTGACTCTGATGAAAACCAGCGTGGTCAGTTTGATGACATCATGTGGGTTCAAGTGGCTCGCGCTCGCTTTGCTACGCTTCAGTTAGAAGCAGCACAAAAATCTGTACAGGCTCCATTTGCGCTACCAGCAGATGTTAACGTACTTGAAATTGGACCAGACGCAACAATCCGTTCTGCTAATCCAGAAAAGATCCGCCGTGTATCCCTTGATATTCCTAATGGAATCTTCCAAGAGACAGCAGCATTGGATCAGGAACTTCGTGTTGGTTCACGTTATCCACAAGGCCGCTTAGGCCAGCAATCAGGTTCTATCGTCACAGGCCGTGGCGTAGAAGCACTGATGGGTGGATTTGATACTCAGGTAAAGACAGCACAAGCAGTATTTGCTGAAACATTCCGTCACGTTATGCGTATTTGTTTCTTGATGGATGAAAAACTATTTGGTGATGTTGAGAAGGAAGTACGCGGTGTAAACGCTGGCGCTCCTTATGAGATTACCTATACACCTTCAAAAGATATTCAAGGTGATTATTGGTGCGATGTATCTTATGGCATGATGGCTGGACTAGATCCAAACCGTGCTTTGGTATTCGGACTTCAAGCTCGTGGAGATAAATTAATCTCACGCGATTTCTTGCGTCGTCAGATGCCATGGGAGATGAACGTCACCATGGAAGAAGAACGAGTTGAAGTGGAAGAATTACGTGATGCGTTAATGCAATCAGTTGCAGCTTACGCTCAAGCAATTCCATCTATGGCTGCACAGGGACAAGATCCTTCAAAAGCAATTACAGCAATTGCCGCAGCAATTAAGGGACGCATGGCAGGAGATAACATTGAAGATGTTCTCGCCGCTGCATTTGCGCCCGCCCCAGTATCCCCAGAGGAAGCTACCGCAGGCGAGGCGCAAGGCGCCCCTGGACAGGTTCCCCCTGGGGTTCCTTCACCGCAGGGCGCACCGCAAGGTGGCATGCCAATGCCTGCTGCACCTCAAGGTGGTTCTGCATTGCAGAATCTACTAGCAGGACTTTCATCTTCTGGCCAGCCTGCGCTCTCTGCGTCGGTATCCAGAAGGTCGCCAGCCTAACGTTTCTGGCGATCAAAACAAACCTATAGGAGATACACCATGGCAACAATGAAGTCATCATTGACTACAAAGGTTCCTTCACCAAAGAACCAAGGCGGACACGGTTCATCCGATGCCGTCACACAGAAGACAAAGATCCAGGCTAAAAAGGGTCCAGAAGCAACAGGTAAGTCAACAGTCCTTTACTCAGTACAGCCTTCAGGCACAAAAGGCACTGGCACAAACGCTGGCACACCACGCGGTAAGTAATTAAATGTCCGACGAGTTGGGCAAAGTACCAACGCGGGTAACCAAGTGGGATTTCTTTGCCCTTCTCGCCGACACAACAGCAGCAATTTTAATTGATATAGCAAGCGGGTTTGACATCTTGACTCAGATGTTTGAACACCAAGCAACTTTCGTGGATAACAAAGAATCCTTCCACGAGTATGCAGCCCGAACCATTGAGACATTACAAGAAGGGGAGTAGTCATGCCACAGGCAGAAAAGCCAGCAATGACATCAGGCCCAGGCGCACAATCGCGCAGAACCGATGGCGGCCCAGCATCAAAGCAAGCACTTCGTTATGTAGCAAACATGCCAAATTACGGAGATGGACAAGCGCTAATGGATATGCAGGCTTCTGCACCAATGGCCAAGACCAACAATCCACCTGCTTCTGCCCCTGCATCTTCTATGCAACCACAGCAGCCAATAGCCCCATCATCTGGCAACGGTCAACCCGTTCAACCATCTGTTACGCCACTTATGGCACCAACCGCTAGACCTCTTGAACCTGTTACTTCAGGAGCCGCGGCTGGCCCAGGACCTGGACCTGAAGTTCTTAATCTTGGTAGCACTGATGTCTCGCAATATCAGACAGCCAAAGAACAAATCCAAGCAATGGCTTCTTCCCCTTCGGCCTCACCAGCATTAAGAGCATTGGCGCAAAGATTTAATCAGGTGTACTAATGGCTGATCCAGTAACAAATCTTAATCAAACACTGGCTAACCACCCTGCCCTTGCAAATAACCCTGCCTTTGCTGGCGATGTAGCAACTTCGTCTAACCCAGATGCTTCTGCAACAACTTTGTTACATGCTAACAATGTAAGCGCACTTCAGCAAGCGTTGAACGATAATCAAGCTACGCATAACAATCAAAGTATTTGGCAATCAGCATTTGGTGGTGCAGCTAAAGCTGTTGGCGGAGCATTAACATGGCTCAATAAGCCACTTCAAGAAATTCAACGCGATTATAAATTTATTCACTCTGTCTATACACGACATGGAATTGTTGACGGTCTTCTAGCCACAGCAGGTATTGCTGGTGGCGCCGCTCTTGGATCATTTTTTGGACCAGAAGGAACAGCCGCAGGAGCCGATATTGCAGGATCTATTGAGCGCAATCTTGTAGGACGTTTTGGCGTTTCTTACCGTGATTCATTAAATGATTCCAACAACCCAAATTATAAAGTTTCAGCAGGACGCGATTTTGCCAATGCACTTGCCATTGTCCCTGGCCTTGGCGATTTACGCAATACCGATACTGGTCTTGGCAAAATTGTTTCAGGTGTTGGCGATGCTGTATTTGACGTCAATATTGATCCTTTAGCCATTACATTAAAAGCAAAATCAGGCATTGCTCAGGGCAAGTATCTTACAGTTAAAACTGAAGAAGGCGTTAATGTCCTTACTAATAAACTTCCTTTCAAAAATGCTATGCCTTCTGTTCAAAACTTTCTTGAGCGCAATAGCCTTCAAACGTTTGGTTCATCTGAGCAACTAAACAACCTTTTTAATGCTGGCAAAAACCCATCAGTTGTTGACCGAGTATTTGGCGGAGCTGGAACACGTTATGTTCGCTCCCTTGATGACATTGCCAAAGATATGAATGGCGTAAATGGTTCTGCAACTGTTGCTATTAAAAACCCTGGCTTGCAAGAGATGGTTCCATATTTAGACGACGCTAAGGCTAAAGTCGGAACAATGACTGGGCAAGATGTTCACAAGGTCTTTTTGCAGACTATGGGCGATGCTGAGTTTTCACAAAACTATCTTTCAACAACTGCATCATTTGTTCCATCACGTACAGTAGTTCGTGCTGCGCTTTCCACAGCAGGAGAGAAACTTCGCCAGTGGGATTCAAATGATGTTAACTATCTTCGTGCCAATCAAGCAAATTTCTTTGTGCCACGTAAAGGATTTACAGCATCACTTGTTGATGTAACAAATCCTGATACTGGTGAAATTACAAAAGTAATTCAACAATCTGCTGAACAGCAAAGAATCTTGCCAGTTGTATTTCGCCCCTTTGACGCTAATGCTTGGAAATCTGCTTTAGCAGGTAAAGTCCGTACATTCAGCGGATACCTTCCATACGCTATT